TTATGAATTTAGTAGATGATGAAAATCTTAAGCTAAGAAACCTGGCAGTAAGAGCTGTGGAAATGGGAGTATTACACATCAAGGGAGATAATAGAACTGTAACATGGGCAGATGACAAGAACAATAAGATTATGGTTACTCCATTCGGAGAGAACGTATACGGAGCTCTTGCTATGTTCTTTAAGACAGATGAAGGTCTTGATGTTTTACAAAACATTACAAACAAATTGTAATTACATTATATACACCGTGAAAGGGAGAGAGGTCGCAATTTGCGACCTCTTTTTTTTTGTACTTTTGTAGAAAATATATCCTATGATAAATAGTGTAAGAAATACTGTTATGTTTTTGCTGAACAAAGATAACAGAGGATATGTGTCCCCATCTGAGTTTGATTATTTTGCAAAACAAGCGCAGCTTGAGATATTTGAGTCATATTTTAATGAGTACTCAAAAGCTGTTGCTCTGCAAAACACAAGAAAAAGAGCTTTAAATTATGGAGACACAGTTCAGCACATTCAGAATAAGATAGATAAGTTTTACGCAAATGCTACTTTGACGTACAATGACCAATCTAGTCCATCTTTAGGGGAAGAACAAGATTATTTTGAACTTCCATCAGATTTATATAAGCTGATTAATGTAACTTACGGAGGAGGCTTTGGAACACAAACAACAATGAGTGGTGGTAGAGTTGTTCAGCCAGTCGCTACACACAAGTTTGATATGATTGTGAACAGCAATCTTACACAGCCAACAGTTACATACCCTATTTACGTTCGTTCTGCCAATAATATATATGTAAGACCACTTTCTATTCAATCTGCTGTTCAAGCAAATTACATAAGAAAGCCAGTCGACCCGCATTGGGGTTACACAACAATTAACTCAGACCCTGTTTATAATTCAGATAGCTCAACAAACTTCGAGATATCTGAAGAAGATGAAACAGAATTAGTTATCAAAATATGCAAGTACGCTGGACTTAATATTAGAGAAGCTGAGGTTGTACAATTAACAGCACAGCAAGAACAGCTAGAGTACACTAAACAAAATTCGTAACGTATGCCAATAATCGGAACACCTATAGACCAAGCAGAATACTATCAGAATAGTGGTAACAACCCAACATATGACAACTGGGGTACATACCAATATTTGCTTTTACAAGACGTTATCAATAATTTTTTACTGACATACGTTGGTGATGATAAGGTAATAAATAAAGTTGACAGGAATGAAGTTGTTTTTCATGCCAAACGTGGACTTCAAGAATTACACTACGATGCATTAAGAGAAATACGTGGATTTGAGGCTGAGCTTCCTGATAATCTAAAAATGCACCTGCCACACGACTTTGTAAGCGCCGTAAAGATATCTTACGTTGGTGATGACGGAACAACTAGACAGATACCACAAAACTACAACACAGCGACTCCTACGAGTTATTTGCAAGACAACAGCGCTCAGAAAAATATTCTGATGGACAATAACGACAATGCTTTGACAGGGACTCCAGTTATTGAAACAAACTGGTCGAACAAGTCTGACAAAGGTGTTGTTGAGCCTGATACCAATCTTTTAGGTAAGCGTTTTGGTATGGATACTGCGTCAGCTAACCACAACGGGAGCTATGTATTAGACAAAAACCAAGGATTCATACTTTTTAGTTCCGACTTATCTGGAAAGAATATTGTTATTGAATATGTTTCTGACGGCATGTATGCTCTTGCAGATGATGAAATAAAAGTTCATAAATTAGCAGAGAACTTTATGTACGACTACTTAGTGTCAAGCATATTGAAGCAGAAGTTCGGAGTGCAAGAATATATTGTAAGAAGAGCACAAAAGCAAGCTTCAGCATCATTAAGAAATACAAAGATTCGATTAAATTCAATAAAACTAGGTGAGCTTACTCAAATTCTACGAGGAAGAGATAAGTGGATAAAGTAGTATGAAAATAAAAAATTTATTCAATACAGGTAAAATGAATAAAGACGTTGACGAACGTCTTATTAATAATGGAGAGTTTTTAGACGCTTCAAATATTCGGGTTTTGAATACAACTGGCAGTGATGCTGGTGCTGTTGAAAACGAAAAAGGCAATGTAAAGCTTACGAATATAAATTTAAATGAAAAACTTAATCCAGTATGTATTGGCTCTGTTTCAGATGAAGCGGAAGAGAAGATATACTGGTTTATTGCTACAGATTCAAATCATTCTTATATATATGAATATGATGCCGTAAATGAAATTACATCTACTGTTCTTGCAGATGAAAGAGGTGTTGGCCAGGTTTTAAATTTTGATAAGCAATATAAAATTACAGGGGTAAACGTTATTTATAACGCCTCAAAGAAAACTAAATTACTCTTATGGACTGATAACAGGAATCAACCCAGGATGATTGATATAAATCGTGCAAAAGGGTATGGTGTGAATAATTTTTATGAAGACGATATTTCTTTGTACAAAAAACCTCCTTTTAAATCTCCTGTAGTTAGACCATTTAACAGTTTAGATAAGATTGAAAATGCTGTTAAGGAAGAGTTTTTTGCTTTTGGATACAGATACAGGTATCTAGATGGAGGGTATTCAGCAACATCTTCATTTTCTTATTTTCAATTCAGTCCAAAATCATTTTATGTCAATTGGACATCTATGGAGAATGAAGGTATGTCTAATTTATTTAATGGATATACAATAAAATACAACACAGGAGACCATAGGGTTACAGATGTGCAATTATTATTCAAGTATTCAACAAGACCAAACATATATGTAATAGACACTATAAATAAAAAAGAAAGTGGTCTACTTGATAATATAGAAAAAAAATATCAATTTGTAAATAAAAAGATTTACAAAGCACTCCCTCAAGACGAGGTTTTTAGAATATTTGACGATGTTCCTTTGCTAGCTAAAGCACAAGATATTATAAACGATAGAGTAGTTTTTGGTAATACTGTTCATCAGTATGACGTAAAAGAAAATATAGATGACCAGGATGTAATAAAAATTGATTATGATGTTAAATTAGAATCAACTACTCAAGAACAAGATACTATTGAGGGCACTATAAGTCCTGATGGCAGAAGAATTTCTTTTGATTTATCTGATTTTGAACTTACCAAAGATGCTACTATTACGATAGTAGCTAAATTAGAGTCAGATGAACAAGGAACTTCACCAAACGAGTATTTTCAGGGAACAGCAATTTGCGAAGCGGCTTTTGTTTTAGATGCTAATTATGATTATGTTTATGAATTTACAGAAACACAAGAGTTTTTAGATTGCATAACTACACTTAGCAACATCTTCGCTAGTGTGGTTGAGACAACAGTTCCAGATGATGATTTAGATTTAATATATGGAAGTTTTACTTACATATCATCTACAGAAAACTCTTTTACTATTGAGGCTCCAGAAAACACTCATATTATAGATGACACACCTGCTGATGATACAGATAATGACGACCCAAATTTTCAAACAAATCTAAGCGAACCTTTTAAATTTACATCTTCAACAAAATTAAGATTCAAAAAATTTATAAGCAACATATCCCTAAAATCTATTAGAAGTTACGAGGTTGGATTATGTTATTTAGATTCTTATGGTAGATACTCAAGTGTTTTATTGCCAAAAGAAGCTCAAGGTGAAACTTCTAGTGAGGTTTTTGTTCCTGTTTCAAAAAGTACTTTTTTAAATAAACTTAAAATAACATTAAACAACAAACCTCCTTACTGGGCAAACAGATACAAGTGGTTTGTGAAAGTTAATAAGGGATTGCATTACAATCTGTACGCTACTATATTCTATCAGGATGGTGTATATCGCTGGATTTTGCTTCAAGGAGCTAATTTAGGTAAACTAGAAGAGGGTAAAAATCTTATAGTAAAAGCAGACGACAATGGGCCTTTGGATAAAGTAGTGAAAACAAAAATATTAGAGGTAAGGTCTAAAAATGATACAGATGAAATGGTTCAGGGGCAAGGTTGGATTGATGGAAATGTAAATGCTCAAGGAGACAACCTTATTGAAAAAGCAGGGACTTACGTAAAAATTAGACCGAATGGGTTTAAAATGGATTTTAAGCCAGACAACTTTATCGTTTATGAAGATGATAGAAATTTTGGAGATACTTTTGGTGATGCGTCAAGTGGAGTAAATGAAATATTTATTCCGTCTGGAGCTCGTTTAGCTGCTCCATACCTACTACCTCCTTTATATAGTACAGATGGTGGTGGTGTTGGTATATCTGGGTGCTCCTCCACTAGCTTACAAAGTTTGTTAGGAATTGATACAGGTTGTGGTTCATTAGATACAACAGTCACAGGTTTTGATGGTCAAGATACCTCAACATGGCAATTCAGACACAAAGACATAACTCCAGGTACTTTGATAGAGTTAGAATTTTCTTATTCAGAAAACCAAGGCGCACATACTTTTTCATATTCACAAAGTTTTGTAAGTAATAATTTATATCAAACAACATACGATACACAAGACGCAGAACAAACTCATGCTTTGATAGAGTTTTTTGATAATGAGACGTCTTTTTCTAAAACTGTTATTGGAGAAATGTCTCCTGACGATATAGCAGGTGGTTACAGAAATGCTGTTAGTTTTAAGGTTCCTGCACAGCAATTTAACACAGGAACAAGTGGTGATGCCGAAGAACATTTTAACTTAATAATAGCTCAATCTGGACCCACAGTAGGTAATGGAGGATATGCAAGAGGTAGATGGGTTATGATTGTTCAGCCATCTGAGAATACAGCTGCAGGCGAGAGCTCTTATATGGCAGTTAAAATTGAAGTTACTGTTGTTGAAAATCAACTAGTTTTTGAGACAGAACCAGAAGATATAGATGATGATATTTACTACGAAACAGAGGAGACTTTTGAAATAATAAATGGACTTCATAAAGGAAATAATCAAGACCAAACAGATAGTTTACCTGCAATATCAACATTAGGATTTGGAAACTGTTTCAGTTTTGGAAATGGTGTTGAAAGCGTTAGGGCTTTAGATGATAGGTTCAAGCCTGAGCTAAACATAAAGTCTAGACCAAATATTGCTATTATTGAAGGCTATGAAAGAAAAGAAGATGAAAATAAGCTTATTTATAGTGGTGCTTTCAATGAAAATACTGGTTATAACACCTTAAATGAATTTAACCAAAGTAGAGGTATAACAAAATATATGGATATCAAATATGGTTCCATACAAAAGCTTTTTTCAAGAGAATCAGATTTAATTGTATTCCAAGAAGATAGAGTTTCAAAAGTATTATACGGAAAGAATATACTTACTAGTCCTGACGGAAGCGGAAGTGTTTCTCAAATTGAAAAAGTTTTGGGTCAAGATGTTCCTTTTTCAGGAGAATACGGAATATCAACGAATCCTGAATCCTTTGCTAACTTTGAAGGGAGAATGTACTTTACGGATGCTACTAGAGGAACTGTGTTGAGACTTGGTGGTGATGGAATGACACCAATATCTTATGCAGGAATGAGAAGTTGGTTTAAAGAAAATTTATATAATAATAAGACAAAATTTAATATTGGAGGTTTTGACCCAAAATATCATCAATACGTCATTTCTATGTCTGATGAGAATCAAGTCGTGGAAACTCTTGAATTACATTGTGCTTCTGAATTTGTTAGAATACTTAATAGTGCATTCTCTTACAATCTTAATGTTGGAGAGCAACCAGGAACACTTACAATAGACTACACTACAACATCGTCTATTAATATTGTTATAGAATACGCTGGAAACACATATACAAATAACGGGTTAACAGGTACAGGTCAGGTTACTTTTAATGTTAGTTCATCTGACTTAGACACAACAGATTTAGCAACAGTAACCATAACTCCTGCTTCAAGCGCACAAGTAAATATATCTCATACTTGTCCTGTACCTCCAGAGTTAGAGATTGTCTTGATAGTCGTAAATGACTCTACAGAGGCTGGAGAAACAATAGTAAACAGATATAAGCATGACGGTGTAGGTGGAGGCTCATTTAACTCTGATTTTGATGTTTTTGAGAGTGATGAGCTTACTAGATATGAGATTGTAACTGGGGTTGTTGGAAGTCAATCTATACCAGGTAATGGAGACACAATAACACTTTCTTCATTTAAAGATAAAGAAACTCATACAGGAGATTTTAACTCATGTAATAGACTTGGTTATTTAGTGTCAGCATCTACTGGACTAACACTCGACAACATACTCGCTCAAGCAACCTACTTAACAACAAGCAAAACAGAAACAAGTTTACAAGAAGAAAATAGCGCAAGTTTTGTTTTCAATACCACTAACTCAAGTGAGAAATTATATTTAATATGGGATTATCAGGATTCTTTACCTGTTTTAGTCGATGATATTGCAACAGGAATCGCCAATGGTGGAACCACCACCATAAACGTTCTTTCTAACGACACAGTAACAGCGCCTTACACAGTAACATTAGGAAGCTTGCCTTCTAATGGAACAGCTGTTGTGAATGCAGACAACACCATAACATATACACATACTTCTGGAGCGGATTTATTAGATTCTTTTACATACATAGTAACAATAGACGGAAATTGTCAAGCAGAAGCTACTGTAACAACAAATGCATTATCAATAAATTCAGATACATATATTTATATATATTTTGATGCATCTGGGTCTATGAATACAACTCTTGCAGACCTAAGAACACTTAAAGACGGAGCCCTTAAAGCAACACTTCAAGACCTTTACGCTACAGGACAAACAGAAGGTC